CAACTGCTTCCTTCATGTAACGATTGATTTCTTTACCCATGATGTCTCCTGGGTACATACGGCCGTTACGATTTTTAATGTTGGACTGCAGGAAAAAACCCTCGATATAGAGAGTCTTTTTACCTTCTTTTTCTTCTGTGATATAACGAACTTGTTCGTTGACTTCGGTAATAAGTTTCATTAGCCTAGGTCTCCTTGATCTTGATGTTGTTGTGGACCATAACCGGAAACCTTAGCAAGTTCTAGGACTACTGCACCTGAGCCAGAAGAAAAGTCAACTACAATATCTGAGCCATTTTCTTCGTTGTCTGACCAGCCCAAGAATTCCATCTTGCCTGTACCAGAAAGATAATATAGAACTTCACTGTCTCTAGTAACCGTAGCGGTATCTCCATCTGACATTCCCCAATGAATGGTACGAATGTTTACTTTAGGTGAAGACTGTGTTTCAGATGTCTTCTTTAGGTCGGTAGCAAGGGCAATAGTGGCAGACCCAGTCCCGCGCACTTTCACCACGCCATGAACTTGTGTTAGTTTTAGAATTGCTTTAGTCGCCATTTACTATTCCCTTTAATTATTTCTTCTTACCGCGAAGAAGTTTAAAATCGTGTCCGTCAACTTTACCATTCTTATTGGCGTCAATCTTATGCTGATCGCCCTTTAGTTCTTCGTCAGTCTGTTCTACTTCTTCGTTGGCTTTCTTAGCCCTCTCAATTGTTTTGAGCGCACGCATAGAACCCATCATGTCTTTGTTCATCTTGGCAAAAGACTGTGGTTTCTTTAACGAGCTGGATTTACCATCTGCACTAGTATTATAATCTCTTTCGTGCTTTCCTTTTAGGTAACGATTCGCCATATCGGAAGAGATTTCATCGATTGTTTCGACTTCTTCGTTCGACAACTTGGCAGCAATAGCCATCTGACGGCGCTTCTCGTCGCTCTTACCCTTGAATTGAGGAGCATCGGAGTCCTTGAAGTCTTTGATAACATCACCCATCTTGGCTTTCGCCATGTTGATGCGCTCTTGAAGTTGTTTATAGGTCTTCATCGGTGTCCTCTATTTCTTCTAAATCGCCATGGTCATTTTCGTCGGTTACTTCGTAGTGATCGAAATCTTCGACATCATTATCTTCTGGCGTATCGTTATAAATTCCAGCTGCCATATCTTGTCGCATTTGATCTAATTGTTCGCCTGCTTTAAGGTCCATAATATCATTAAAAACTTGTTCGGCATCTGCAAAGGTGCCGCTTTCAATGTTATTTATTAAGTCACTAATGTTACTGTTGTCCATCATCTTGTCCTTGGTTTTGCTGTTGATCCGCTGCTGGCGGTTCACCCTCTAGTGAAGAAAAATCGGGCGGCGAAACTTCAGGAGGACTTGCATCATTTTGCTTCTTAATCTCACCAATTTCGTCGTCCGACAATTTAAGAATTTTATCTTGAACATACTCTCTACTATACATTGTGCCGATAAACGGTGCAACACCTTGAAGAATTTCAACTCTAGACTGTAGAATTTGTTGTTCTTTGGATTCTGTATAGAAAGCATCGGTTGCAAAAACATACTTGATATCATATCTCATCTTTTCCCAATCGGCTTCGGTAATGATACCTTTGAGAATAAGTTGGGTCTTTAGTAGATCATCAAATAGAAGTGTGAAACGACGGCGCAGTTTAGAAATAAACTTTGTAAACTTCCATTCGTCTCTATTGATTTCAGCAGCACGACCAAAGTTAAGGCCAGTTTGCTGTTCAAGTCTTGACATCGGAACGTTCAACGCTTGATATAGTTTGCGCTGAAAGTATTCGATGTCTCCCATTTCGCCTAAACCCTGACCACCTGGTAGAGTTTCAATCTGTGTTCCTCTGCCACCTTCGCGGCGAGGCAACCAGAAATCTTCAAGCATTGACATAAACTTTTTATCATCACGGATTTCGCCAGTCTGAGAATCGTAAACAACCTTGTTACGATACTGGTTCATGATACCCTTGAGATACTGTTCGGCTTTAATCTTTGGAAGATTGCCAACATCAACGTAGAATACACGGCGCTCTGGCGCTCTCGTGATACGATAGATGACTGCGGCATTTTCCATCATACGCAACTGATTTGCTGGGCGAATAGCCTTATGCAAATAAGAAAGCGGCATATTTCTGTCCATGTCCTTCAAGCCAGAAGGAACAAAGCAGATAGAATCTTTTTCGATGCGCATGGTGGCACCGGCGGTAGCAGAGATTGAGGCAGCTGGCGTAAAAGTTTTGTTTGGAACTAGGCCGCGTTCATTGTATATAAAATATTCTTTAATCTCTTTAATGAACTCTACGCCTGTTTTTGTATCCTTTTCTTTTAGGATCTCTCTCATCTTCTTAATTTTTCTTGGGTCAATATAGCGAATGTCTGCTAGACCCTTCTTTAGATTTGCAGTATCAACAACTTTATGGAAGAACAATCTTCCGTCAATGTACCAATGTCTAAAGTAATCTTGCGCTCTTAGATTGAAGTCCAACATGTTAAGTAGCAGTTGAAATTCATCTTGCACCATTTTTTTAATATTCTTTGACAATTCTACTTCGTCAAGATCAATTTTTACTGGAACTTCATCGTCAAGATTTGCAATTGAATCGTTTACGATATCATCAATAGCAGTATCGATATCTGCCATCATAGAAATTTCACGATACTTACGAATTAATTCTATTTCATTATTTGCGGTGCCATCGATATCGATGTATGTGCCATAGTAGCCACCGGCTCTGATAGTTTCTACACCACCATCGTCCGTTGGCGCCACAAACGATTTCTCAGTTTGTGACGCCGTAGACTTTTCAATTTTATAACCAAATATCTGCATTAAATTATCCTAGTTGGATGGAATTATGCAGTCAGATAATGTGAGTAGTTAAAGGTTACGGTGAACTCTTCAATTACGTCATTCTGACCATACTGTAAACCAATTTCCGACATGTTAATCGGGAAAGCATTATAAAGAACATACGTCATAAGTGGATCGTCATTACGATCTAGATGTTCTACTGACATATCAACTTGATAGTCAATTGGATTTAGAATACCAGTGTTGGCTTCTAGATCATTCATACCATTCATCCACTCTTCGAATGGGCGACGAAGCGACATAGCAGTGTCGTTGACAACTGTGATTGTGAACGGATCAAAGATACGCTCACCTGCCAACTTAACTTCGCGGCCGCGGTATTGAATGATTGTTGGGTTTACTGTTGACGCAGGAAGTGCTGCACCAGTAACTAGTAACGAGTATTCTGTATCCGGTACCGAAGAAACGTAGCCTGGGAATGTTAGAATAACACGGAACTGGTTTGGTCTAGCACCGCCAGCCCCTAGTAACCCTTTAAATTTTGAAATATCCATTTATAAATCTCCTATTTCTATTTAGTCGGGTTATTAGGCGCCAACTTCTGTGAACGATACTGAGGTACGAACCGCAACAAAGTTCAGATAGATGAAGTTAATCGAACGTGCTGGCTTGATGTAGATATCAGCAACAAATTCATTGCGGTCGATAACTTCGCCAGTGTTGTTTGTTTCATCGCAAACAACGCGGAAGTCAAAGATACCACGACGGCCGCGAACGTCACGTAGGAATGGTTCAACCATCGAACGAAACTGTGCGCGACTAAAGACATCGTTGAACTCAAAGAGTTGATACTTGGCCGCAGTTGCGATAGCCTTTTCAAGAACAATGAATAGACGGCGAACATTGATACGGTCGAATGCGCTTGGCTTAGCAAGAAGAGTCTTATCACCGTAAAGTAGAGTGCCTTCACCTGGGAAGGTAGCTACTGGGTTAACACCATTCTTGTAAAGTGTGTCGCGTTCTGTTTGATTTGGTGACCAAACTAACTTAACAATATTCTTGAGTTGACCGCGATTGAAGCCAGCAGGTGACCACCAGGCATCGTTTGTCTGATCTGTGCGGGCGCATAGACCAGCAGTATCAGCATTCAGAGGAACATTGATGTATTCATCATTATAGCGGTCATACTGGCGCTTCCAGCCAGAATCCATGACGGCGTATGAAGTATTACGGTTAATATCATCTTGACGATATTCAACTACATCCGCAGCTTCACTGCCAGCGTTGTTGTATACAGCGGCAAGGGGTGGTGATAGGAATACAACGCAATCTAAACGAGCTAACGCTACGTTATCGATAACGTGAGTTACTACTGCGGCTGCGTGACCACCGGTTAGGACAAGTGAAATATCAACAATTTCTTTGTTTGCAAACAGGCTGTAAGCGTCTTGCAGATCACCAGTTGAGGGCGTAGCAACATTACCACCACGTAAGTCCAAAACTAGCGCGTCTTGGCCAGCGGTTTGACCGTCTTGTTCTGTACCATCAAATGCGGTTGCAGAAGTAGCACCCCAGTTTCTACCCGATGGGTGATTCATCCACCAGATATATTGTGATTGTTGGTTAAGAACTTCCTTGTAGTAGTTGTTTGTACCGTCAGCCAGTTTGTTACCAACCTGCTTAGAAGCAAATGCAAATCTTTCAACTACTGTATTGGTTGCGCCAGAAAAACGACCAAGTGTATCGACAACTACAATGTGTAGTTCGTCATTCGAACAGCCAACCGCAGCGGCCTGGGCACTTGTGCCAGGGGCACCATCAAAGAATGAAGCATATTCCCAGCCAGTGAATGAAGTGGCGTCCGCATATTGAACTTCAAGGCTATTGCCATAAAGACCAGGGTATTTAGCAGCTACATCACCATTCGGGGTGCCACCGTTTGCATAAACGGCTTCATAAACGTCTTGATTGGGAATGAAAACGCCGCTGCCTTCAGAGGTAGCATTCTCTGCGGCTGTGCCCACAGCACGAACAAGCTGCAGGTTGTTGCCATATGCCAAGAAGTTGGCAGCAGTGAACCAGTCGGTAGGGTCTAGTGGTAGACCAAAATACTTGCGAAGTTCATTTTCTGAACCCACGGTAAAAATTTCTCCTACAGGACCCCAGTTGAAGTAACCAGCAAACGCGCCTGCCGAAGTCGATACGGCTGGAATAACGTTTGTTAGATCCTTTTCTGCTACTAGGACACCTGGCGATAATTGAAAAGCCATATTCTTCTCCTCGTTGTAAACTTGACAATATTAACTTGTCGTTTTATGTTTTATGTTTTTATTTATAAAAATGTAAAAGTTACAGTAGCCAACCTTCGCGCCGAGGTTCTTCGTCCTCGGATACTTTCCAAAGATCACCATTTGATACGAAATAGTCTTCTTGAAATCCATTATTTATTGCTCCAAACGGGGTCATGTCCTCTTCAATTTGATCCATCTGGTCCTTATACATTCTTTCTCTGATATCAACATTTGTCATGTCTTTGAAGTATGGATTACTTGTCATCCAAGCTAATAGAACCAGACTCATTACAAGATCATCAAAGTAACCTTCATCTGCCATCCAACTTCCCTGCTTTTCGATGAAAGTAGAGAACTCAGAAATGGTTTCAGCATCAAATACTAATAATTTTTGTTCTTCAAGTAGAGATTTTAGAGCAAAACAACCCTGTCTCTTTACTTGTTTGGTCATTCTAACACCGCGCTGAGTCTTTGTACCAAAACCAGGTGATAGATATTGTTTCAAAGCAGTCTTTACAGTAGTCAGAATATTATCATACTCTAACTCCATATGTAGAATATCGGCCACTTGCTGGCCGATATCATTAATTTCAACAAGAATATATGCCTTGTTGTAGTCGGTACCTACTTTAGCTACGATGTTAGGAAACAACATCGGTGCAATTTTATTATCACGATACTTAGCCACCAATTTGTATGGTGCTTCTGTAACATCCAAAACTGTGAAAGCAGAATAGTCTCCGCCTACACCTCGCGCCGTATCTACACCCATTGCGTAGATATGGCCGTCGATAGGTTCTTCAAAAATATCCAGTCCATCTTTTGCGTGAATAGGATCAATCGAACTCATTGCACCCAAAGTCTTGGCTGAAACGAGAGTGTTACTCGAACCAAGAAACTCGCAAAGAACTTCTTGGTTAAACTTTAGTTCTCCAAGCAAGCGTAGTTGCTCTTCTGCCCAGGCTTCATCTCTACCAGGAATTCTGTGGTAAGGAATAAACATAGGCACAAAGCCGTTGTTTCCTTTTTCAGCCTCGTTCCAGAATTTCCAGAAGTGATTGTAACCGAGGGGAGTAGAAGTCAGAAGAATCTTAGTTGTCTGACCAGCAGAAATCGTAGGATAAACAGAAGCAAAGAATTGTTCTGCGACGGTGTTTGGAATGATGGCGGCCTCATCGATGTATAGCCAGTTAACAGACTTACCACGAATACCAGATGCCGTTGTAGCAGCGGTGAAAATCTTAGAGCCGTTTTCTAGCTCTACGTCACCCTTGTTCCATGTCTTGACGCCCTGTTGCATCCATAGAGGCAAGTGTTCATACATACCCTGATAACGAGCCATAACTTCACGAGCAGCGGCCGTCTTATTGGCCATGATAGCCACGGTCTTGCTGTCTTGAAAGAGAGTATACCAAAGAATACATGCCGCAGAAGTGATAGTCTTACCCTGCTGGCGACCTTCCATGAGAATCGCTTTACGATTATCTAGAATATGTTTTACTTTTTCTTTCTGGCAATCATACAACTTAAATAACTGAAGACCATAATCCAGTGTGACAATCATACAATAATTTTCAATAAAGTAAATAGGATCTTCCTGGCACTTTTCAATTTCTGCCAGCTGTTCGAATGTAAAGTTATGCTTATGACCAATCGGCTTTAAGTTAATATTACCGTGATACGAGGATTCCTCACTCATGTTCTATCACTTTGGCTTTCTCGGCTTTCAATGCCTTAAGTAAATCAGATGTGGAACCAGAAAAGATGATATTGTTTTGTGTATCAATATTCTGTTTCTTTGGTTCTTCTTCTCGCAACTTCTTTTTCTTTGCTTGCAAATCAAGAAGGTCTTTGGCTGCATCACCTGTGGTCTTAATCAACTGACCTACTACTTCATATGCACGAGGACTATCACTAGCTAGAGCGACATTCAACATACCTTCGAGTGCCTGTTGACTGGTACCAATCAAATCGTTTAGTTTTTTTCTTGCGACTAGATAGTCATCTTCGATATCATCGCCAGTGGATATAATTTGAGGTACCAGAGGTTCTTCAACCACTACTGGTAGTTTTTCTTCTTTCGAACTCAGAACTTCATCCATATGTGTGCCAAAAATGGCATCTAATTTATCGTATTGATTATTCGTAGGCTTCATCAAATTGCTCCACATAATTCCAATCGTCTAGATAGGATGCATCATTAGGCGTATAGGTTACTTGATACTTAATTTTTTCCAACGTATCCACACTCGGATTAATGGCCGCATACGTATTAGCAATCGCAGTTTTAATATAACCTTGCATATCAACTGGACCGTAGAAGTTTATACCAAGATTAAAGGTTAGATTCCACACAATAGATTGTCTTTGTGTAAACTCACCTTCGTAATTGTCTTCGTATGAGACATTCTCTAGTATAATTTGTAAATCTCTTTTGATTCCCATTTCTGGAATATCAGTTATGGACACACAAAAATCTGGATTGAAGAACGGTAAAATCTGTTCGATGATTTGAAGACCATCATCTTGATTTTTTGTCACAATAAAAAGAGATATCGATAAAGTATATGGTGTGCTAGTATACTGCACTCTTACTTTATCTGCATCGTCGCCCACACCCACTGCTATATTCTTGGTAAGAATATTCAATTTCTGTTGTGGATTATATTGAAGGCCTGTAATCTCGAACCCAATTCTAGGCAATGTGATTGCAACCGACGCCGGATCGTTTCCAGGTACCGCAGCAACTCTTGCCAGAAACTTATCTTTAGGTCCGTATGCAAGGGGAACGCGAATAGACTGAGCTATTTCACCCGCAGAGTTTTTACGCTCTACGGTTAGTTGATTGAATATCGTTCCAAAAGCAATGATAGCTTTACGAATATGTTGATGATAAAAATGCTGCTTCAAAAACATTATGCCGCTGTCCTTACTTGAACTTCGCCGAATGGGTTGAAGGCGGTAAAGTCTACAAAGCCGGCTGCTTGTGCTTCAAATTCGTTTGTCTGGTCTAGAGGGTCAACGTTTGCTGTGCCGCTCTCTTGTAAGATAATCGAGTCTCCGGTATTTGATAGAACATAATCACCGGACTCCATGATAAGTTGCCACCCAAGATTGTCTTGTGTTTTACCATCGGTAATACTATCAATTTCTTCGATCCCAGTATCAATGGTCTCGGAGCTAAATTCGAATACCTGGCATGACATTCTGTAAGTGTAAATCTTTCCTAACTGGTAGAAAGGATTTAGAAAATCTACGTAGTTGATTTGAAAGAACGTCTTTGTCTTGGGAAAGAACAGTAAATCACCTTCCGCTGGACGCTCTGGCAACTGCAAATTTTCTGCATTTCTACCCACAGATTCTTCCCAGCGGCGTCTAGCAACAACAAACGTTGCGGTAGACCTGAACTCGAAGCCAAACTTTGTTAGTAGCTCACCTTCTCCCTCAAAACCTTCTGTATTTTCAAGATACATTTCCAATGGGTATGCTTGGGTAAAATATGATAGGGCATCTTCATATAGAATTTCGTCTTTGTTACCTATAGTTCTAGGAAGATAGTAAACATCATGTCCATAAATCTTCATGCTTTCGATAACCAGGTCCTCCAACAAACGCTGTTCGTTTGTGGTTCCCGACGTATTTCCTGATTGAAAGTAGAAGTTGGTAGGCACGATAAATTATACCGATGTTATCGTAAAGACTGCACTTGCAACTGCAGGTCTCACATAAGGTGTAGTTTGTGCGGCGGTGTATTCGAGACTAATTCTTTCATGATCGCTTAGAGCAAAGCGCAATTCAATATAATCGTCGGCCTCAATATCGTCAATAATCCATTGTTTAGCAAGTAGTTGATATACTGGGTTTACCAACCCACCACCTCTGATTTGAATCTTAACGGCAGTTTCAGCAATGTCATCGCCATTCTTTGCTAACCAAAGAAAAACATCACGCTCGGCATTACCAGTGCTTTTTACTTGCATTTCTAAAAATACTTTATAAGTACCATCGTTGGAAAGCACAACTCTAGATGGTTGGGCAGATGTGACAGTTACATCATCAGTTAAATGTGCAGTAGTATCTGTATACCAGTCAAATGCATACACAGTATTAGAAGCATTGGCTGTTATGTTTGCTTTCTTGTGAAAACATCCTTGAGAGCGATCGGTATTGGATGGAGTTAAAATTGAAATGCCGCCTGGAGATACACCATCTGATCTGCGAAGTTCCCCTGTAGTATCATCATAAA